CTTCAAAGTTTTTTTGTAATGTTTGTAATGTAGATAATAATCCTTTCTCTCTTAATTGTAACCTTAATTCTTTTGAAGATAAACCCATTTCTGACAACGCTTCTTCTGCTTGTTGAGTAGGTTTTAATAATGATGCAAGTATTCCTCTGACTTGTGTAGATGCCTCTGCCGCATTTGTACCAGTTCTAGAAAGTGCCGCAAATGCCGCTCCCACTTCATGAAACTCAACTCCCATTGCTGAGGCTAATGGTAAAACTCTACCCATAGATTGAGCAAGTTCACTAGCCTCTAGCTTACCTTCTCTTACTGCTGTAACCATCACATCAGTTGCTTCAGTTGCAGACAGGTTTGCAGAGCCATACGCATTGAGAGCAGATGTCGCTAAATCAGATATTGTCTTAGTTTCACCTAATCCAATAGCCGCTGCTTTTAATGATGCCTCTAATACTTCCATTGCATCACTACCTCTTAAACCAGCAGATGTTATGAAGAAAAGTGCTTCAGCCGCCTCATTGGCACTTCTACCAGTTTTAGTAGCCATTTCTAAGGCTATATCACCCATTTTATCTACTTCATCTCCAGCAATACCTACCAATGACTTTATCTGTGTCATTGACTTATCAAATTGTTTAGCAGTTCTCAAACCTTGTACTCCAGCACCAGCTAAAGCACCAACAAAAAGTAGTTTTAAAGTAGAAGTAGCACTTTTGATTTGTGATTGAAAACCAGTAAGGGATTTTTGTGATTGATTTATTGCACCCTTAAATCCTTTGGCATCCCCAGTAACTCGATAGTGTAATTGTTCTTGATTCATAAGAAATATTTAAGAACAAATATAAATATTTTAGAACTTACGTTTTTTTCCATGTTTTTATACTATTCCATTTATTTATTAATGAATCTAATTCTTCTTTAGATAATGGTTTAGCTTTAGGTAATTCTTTAATATTATCTTGTGGTAATTTAAATAATTTACTTGGCTGTATTCTTTGAGATTGTTTTGTAGCTTTTAAATTAATCATCATTGTAGCTACATATCTTAATCTCTCCCATTCTAAATTTTGTTTTATTTGGAATGATTCAGAAAGTCTAATATTCTCATTTAAAGTATTTTTCCAAAAAGTATCAGGATTGATACCACATTGACCTATATAAAAGTCTAGGATTAATTCCCAGCCATTATTATTTACTTTTTTTTTTGATTCTTTGAGTTTCTTTCAATGCCCATATTAAGGTCATTGCCTAATATTCTAGATTGAGAAAGTGTATTCATAACTTTGGTAAGTTGCTCTGAATCAAAATCTTCAAGCCAAGTGCCAACATCATAAATAGTATAATCAATATTATTTCTTTCTTCTTGGTCATGAGCAATTAAACCTGAATAAATTAATGCTCTAATTGTTGAAACATTAATTCCTTCAGTTAAAAATTTATCTAAATCATTTAAACCTATGTTTAATGTGTCAGTAAAGTGACACCAAAAATTCATAGAGAAGTGGAGGGTTCTTAATTTCCCTCCAATCTCTACCTCTACGTAACCTCTTTTACTATTCATTAAGTAAATCTACAATTTAAATTTGTAAATTAAAAATTATGAATTAGTACCAATAGTTACACTACCAGTTGAAGAAAAGCTCCCTGAATATGTTACTGGTGATTCACTATCAGCACCATACTCTATTGATGTTAAAAATCCATCACAAGAATAAACAACATCACCAGTTAAGGCAGTTGCAAATTTGCAATTTACTTTTGTTCTATTGTTAATAAACACCATTAATTCTTCAATATTAGTTGCATCATCGTAAGCTACAAAACCATCAAAACTAAAATCTAGTGACCTAGTTCCTGCAATAATTTCTCTATAACCACCTGAATCTTTTGAAGTCGCTTCAGGCGTATCTAAAGAGTAACTAATTGAAGAAGATGTTGCATGACCAATAGGAGAATAACTCCCACCATCAGCATTTTTGATACTTAATACAACGGTAGTTCCGTTCATTAAACCAGTTGAAGGCATAGTATTAAAATTTAATTGTTAAACATAATACTACAAAAGTAAAGAAACAATATTAAAATTATTTTTAATTATTCAGATTCTTCTTCAGATGATTCTTCTTCAGATGCTACACTATCATTTTCAATTTGTAGTGTAACTGAAGTTGGGTTAATTTGTGATTCAATGTTTGCATCTAAGTTGCTTTTTAATTCAGCAACTTCTTCATCACCCATAGTTGTCTCAACCCAAGCAGAAACTGTAGCATTGCTTAAATCTGCAAATGGAAT